AAGGCGTGATCCCGGTCACCAACATCCACCAACCAACCAACTACCTGTAGGAAACTCAAATGGCTCTTGGCAGCAACGAACTCTTCGCCGACAACTCGCGCGGCGCTCACCCCCGGCTGGAGGCCCTTCGCACGAAGGTCGTCCACGTCGAGGACAACGCCGGCAGCATCGCCGTCGAACTCCCGATCGGCACGCCCCTCGCCTTCGATACGAGCACCAACCAGTGGTGCGTCTACGAAGACGGCGGCTCGAACGGTCGCGGCACGATCCGCGGCTTCGTCTACGGCGTCGAGCAGAGTGACGACGAGACCGACGACGTCCTGATGGTCGTCCTCTACCGTGGCACCGTCCACCGTGACGACGTCAACACCTCCGCAATCCGCGCCGTCCTCGGCGGCTCGGGCGGCACTTCCGAAGCGGAACTGGACATCGCACTCAAGGTGCGCGGCCTCCGCGACATGGGCATCGACGTTCTCGGCTTGGCCGGGGTTGCTCCGTGATCCTGAACTGACCACAACCAACCAACCAACCTCCAACGAGATAGTCAGATGCAACTCAGCCAGAACTTCTACCAACTCCTGAAGGCCGAAACGGTGGACATCCTCCACTGGTCGAGCCTGACCGGGGTCGTCAACGAGATCAAGTCGCCCAACACCTTCCTCCAGAAGAAGGTCTTCGGCAGTCACGAGTCGAAGGAGACCGAGCGCATGGAACTCGGCATCCTCCGCCGCGGTCGCGCCATGGCCCCGTTCGTTCGCAAGAACGGCATGGCCCTGGAGATGTCCGGTGGCTCGCAAGAGTTCCAGACGGTCCGCCCGCCGAAGATCCGCGTCAAGATCCACCTGGAGCCCAGCGAGTTGATGGACAACCGCCGGCCCGGCTACAGCATCTTCCCCGCTGGCGGTGAGGTTGCCTCGGCTGCGGAGCAGGAGATCGCTCGGAAGGCGGCAGTCCTCGCGGACGGCATCGCCGAGAGCACGGAATACCTCTGCGCCCAAGCGCTGCGTGGGACGCTGTCCTACTCGGCCGACGAGCAGGAGGTCTTCACGGTGACCTACCCGATGCCGGGTGGCAACACCTACACGCTGTCCACCAAGTGGGACGACGTGGACGCCCTGATCTCGCAGGATTTCATGGACGCCCAGCAGATCGCTTCGGACGAGGTCGGCCTCGGCCTGACGGACTGCATCATGTCGGCCTCGGCGGCCCGCGCCTTCATGGCGAACGAGGAAGTCCGCTTCCTCCTGACGAGCCCGGCTCAGATGAACGCCGGTGCGCTCAACCTCGCGGCCCAGTTCCGCGACGACGGTGCGATCCTTCTCGGTGAGTTCTGCGGCGTCCAGTGCTGGCGCTACGGCCGCGAGACGACCCTGCCGAGCGGTAGCTCCTTCGAGTTGATCGAAGACAAGAAGGTCATCTTCCTGGCCAACACCCCGGCCGCGGAGAACAAGCTCTACTTCGGTCCGATCCACGACCTGGACGCCCTCGCCGGCCGTCAGTTCGTTGGTGAGCGGTTCGCGAAGCAGTGGATCCAGCCCGACCCCTCGGTCATGTGGATGCTCGTCGAGAGCAACCCGCTGCCGTGGCCGCGTCGCCCCGGCTCGATCCAGCGCGTCACGGTCCTGGCGTAAGCCCGGAACGTGTGGTAGTCTCTTTCTGGGACAATCCCGTCCCGGAGAGAGACTACAGAGAGACCCATGAGCAACACCCAGTTCTACGTCAGCAAGGGCCAGTCGATCAAAGGCCCCCACACCAACGTCCGCCGCGTCGAGGGCCGTAACGGCCAGATCCTACGCAACGGGACGGCCGGTGTCAAATACGAATCCGACCCCTACAACACGACCCCGCTGCCGGTGGAGTTCGTGGAGTTCGCCCAGGCCAAGATGGAGAGCAACGGCAAGTCCCTCCTGGACAACATGCTCACCACGGGCGTGCTGGTGACCGTGGCTGGCGGGCAGACCCCCGCCGTCGAGCCAGAAGCCATGGGCAGTGAGTTGACCGTCAACCCCCGCTCGGGCCGCATCACGGAAGACAAGTGACTCCTACCCCCCTGTTCATGGAAGACATTGCTGCCGTCCAGGCCGCGCTCCGCTTGACGGACTTGCGCGAGGGGACGGATGCTATCGCCATCCTGGAGCAGGGGATCCGCATGGCCCGGGTGCGTTTCTACACGCGCCTCGGGGCCAGCACCGTCCAGGCGATCCTGGACACCGACTACGCCGAGGACCCGACGACCGAGGACGAGATGAAGCGATTCGTCGGCAACCTCTGCGAAGTCGAACTCGTGCGCCTGCAACTCATGGACAGGATGCCACTCCTGTTCATGGACGCCTCCGGGGCCGCCCGCGAGACCTACAACAACGAGGGGGCCTTCAGGTCGATGGACCGGGACACCCTCATGGCGGCCCGCCTGCGCATCGAGGCACAGGTCGAGGAGTGGCTGTCCCTGATGGCCGGCGACGTCGTCCTGGGCGAGGAGGCTGCGCAAGCCTACACCCAGCAGAACGTCTGCCCGAAGCCAGTGCTCGGGGCGACCGTGTTCATCGGTGAAGCCACCATCAACCCTGGCACCTTCGACGGAAATTTCATCGCCGACGATGAGATCCCGCTGGACGGAGAATTGTGACCGCCGTCATCGACTACGAGCCCCTGATCCAGGCGGCCCTGATCGACCGCGTCGCGGCCACGGCCTTCCCGTTCGTGTCCTACGTCCAGGGGCGCATGACCATCGGCGAGCAGGCCGGCACCCCCGCCTCCGTGGTGGCGCACGCCGAGTCGTCCGAGTTCGGCCAGTCCCGTGACAAGCGGACCTTCCGGCTGGACCGGATCGACTGGCGCTGGAAGCTGGAATTGACCTTCAAGGGCGAAGTGGCCCTTGGACAGTTCGAGCGATCCCTGCTAGAATCTCCGCCTCGCGTCCTCCGGGACCGTGATGCGGGACGTGACCAACAGGTCACTCTCATCTTGACCGGCTCCGTATACCAGTCGCCGCCTGAGGGTCAGCCGGCGGGCGGGACACGAGCTACCTACCGTTTCAACGCACAACTGACCCCTTCCTAACCGAGAGAATCAAATGGGCCTCAACACGACTGGACTTGCCAACACGAACGACTACGTCCTGGGGCGCGGCATCATCCGCCTCGCTCTCCTGGACTCGACCACCGGACTGCCGCTCGGCTTCCGCGACCTGGGCAACTGCCCGCAGTTCACGATCACGATGACGACCGAGGAACTGAAGCACTTCAGTTCGCGGCACGGCCTCAAGGTCACGGACAAGCGGGTCACGATCTCCCAGGAGATCAGCTTCGGTTTCCAACTCGACGAGATCAGCCAGCAGAACTTCGCGCTGTTCTTCACGGGCTCGGAAGCCTCCGTCACCAACCCGGCCGTGGCCGGCGTCGGCACCTCGATGGACCGCCAGACCCTGACGCTCTCGGGCGACGTGGTCCAGGGCCAGTGGTATGTCCTGCGCGACGAGGATAGCTTGGTCCGCACGTCGTTCTCGGCCTCGTTCTCGGGCATCGTGATCTACAACGAGACGACCATGATGGCCGTCGCCACGACGGAATACGACCTGGACCTCGAAGCGGGCCTCGTGCTCATCCACCACGACGCCTCGGGCGTCGGCGACGGCGACAACCTGTCCTGGTATTCCTCGGCGGACGCGGCGGCCCCGGCGAAGCTCCAGGAGATGTCGGCCCTCGCCGGCTCGAACGAGGACTACGCCCTGGAGTTCGTCCAGGTCAACCCGGCGAACAGCGACGAGCAGCGCGTCTACGAGTTCCACTCGGTCAGCCTCGCGGCCGACGCGGACTTCGGCCTGATCTCGGACGAGTTCAGCCTGATGTCGTTCAAGGGAACTGCCCAAAGCAACGCAGTCACGGGCAAGACCCTGACGATCCGGACGACCGGCGCGGTGTGACCTGGAAGTCCCGAATCGGGACTCTGTGGTATGCTTGAGGGCCGGCCGATGCCGGCCCTTTCCATTCCCTAGCCCGATACCATGTCACTGTTCAAGAACAAAACCGTCACCTCCAAGGTCTCCGACGTCGAAGTCGAGTTCTGGTCGTGCTCCTTCCCCGTCCTGTTCAAGCTGAAGTCGGCCGTCGGCCCGATCTCGAAGTTGGTCATGAACCTCTTCCGAGGCAGCAAGCACGACGTCTCCCGCTTCCAGGAAGACTCGCGCAACAAGGAGGGGCAGCCTGTCCGCGTCACGCAGGAAATGGCCATCTCCCCCGAGATGGTCAAGGTCAAGGCGGACCACACCAACAAGCTGCTCCAGGAAGCCCTGGACGGCCTCTGGTCCGACCAGAACCGCCTGCTCATCGGCATCGTGCTGATGGACAGCATGCGGAGCCACTGCCCGCGGAAGCCGGACACGAAGGCGATCGAAGAATTCCTGGCGGATCTCGACCTCGGACAGATCATCGAGATGCTCCAGGGCGTGGCGAAAGCCAACGCGGAGGTGTTCGGCCCTTTGGTCCGGAAGTGGCTGACCGAAGCAGCCACGCTCCTACGCGCCCGGGTTTCGTCCGTGTCGCCGATCTCAAGCGAGAGCGAGACGCCAAGCAAGCCAAGCGCGCAAGACGAGCCGGACGCGCTGCGGCTCGTTCCCAAGGAGTAGACCGGGACGCCTGGAAGGAGTTGGAAGAATCGTTGCTGGAGGTTACGATAGCCACCGGCAACAGTCTGGAGACGATCGCCGACATGGACGCATTGTCCTTCTTGGCGCTGGCGGAAGTGGTGGCACGGGTGCAGGCCCGGCACAAGTATGAGCACGCCTGGACGGCCATGATGGCCGCGCAGGGCACGAAGGAAGGCATGGAGAAACTCACGAAGCAGTGGCAGCCGAAGGCGGACCCGAAGCAGGACTCTGAGAAGTTCCTCGGCGTCCTTGCTTCCGCTGGTATCTCGGGAGGCTTCTGATGTCGGGCTTCGATGTCGGCGGCATCGACTGGACGATTCGCGTTCAGGACGAGTTCACGAACCCGCTGAACGAGTTCAGGCGGCTGGCCAACGAGGTCCGCACCTCGATCAACAACAGCACCTCGGCTGCGGCCGAGCGACAGTTCGGTCGGGCCATGGCCGCGGGTGCCCGCGCCGCTGGCCCGCCCGTCGCGCAACTGACCAGCCAGTTCAAGAACTTCCAGAACGCCCTGAACAGCGGCACGGCCGCAGGCAACCGGCTGGTCTTCACGCTGCGCAACATCATCGGCGTCGGTGCCGGCCTCGCCGCCCTCCAGCAGGTGCAGGGGGCGTTCCGTGGCCTCGTCGAAGCTGGCATCGACTTCAACAAGCAACTCGAAGACAGCACGGTCGGCATCGCCGGCTTGCTGAACGCCGTCGGCAAAGTTACGGACGCCCAGGGTAATTTGGTGACGGGCCAGCGGGCCTTCAACTTTACTCAGAGCCTCGCCGTCGGTCAGGTCGAGAAACTTCGTCAGGCCACGCTGCGCACGACGGCAAGTTTCCAGGAGTTGGCGGACACGTTCCAGGTCGCCGTCGCCCCGGGACTCAAGGCCGGTCTGAACATCGACCAGATCCGCGAACTGGCCATCTCCGTCTCGCAGGCGGCCGGCGCTCTCTCGGTGCCGACGAACCAACTGTCGGAAGAAATTCGCGCGTTGCTGACGGGCACCATCCAGGCCCGCACGACCCGCATCGCGACCGCCCTCGGCATCCGCCCGGAGGACATCCGCAAGGCCCAGAAGGACGTGGACGGGCTGGACAAGTTCCTCCGGCAGAAGTTTGCAGCGTTCGCCGTGGCCGCCGACCGAGTCGCAGGGACGTTCTCGGGCACCTTCAAGCGTGCCCAGACGGCCATCAACCTCGCCGCTGGTCAAGCCGCGAAGCCACTCTTCGAGGAGGTCCGGCAGACCTTCCAGGAGGTCTTCGAGACGTTCACCACGAAGGACCCGTTCGGGAACATCATCCCCGACGCGCGGGCCGCCCGCGTCCTGCGCGAAGTCTTCGACGGGATCGCCGGGGCGGTCAAGACGATCCGGGAGAACTCCCGGAACATCAGCTTTGATGAACTCCTGTCCGCGGCCCGGGCGCTGGGTGACTTCTTCCGCGGCCTCGGTCAGGTCGTCGTGGGCTTCGTCACGGGCGCAGTCCAGGTCGTGGACGTGCTGGGCACCGCCTTCCGGGCGCTGACGCAGGGATCCAACTTCATCCAACTCTTCACCATCCTCGGACGGATCATCACGTTGGTCGGGCTCGTCGGTGCCGCCTTCGGCACGGTCCACATCATCATCTCGACGATCCTCCTGCCGCTGCGGACGCTCAACACGACGATTCAGACCGTCACCGCCTCCGCAGCCCTGTTGGCGAATCCCTGGACCGTCACCCTCGGGGTGGTCGCCGCGGTGCTGTTTACCGCTCAGGAAGTCGCTAGGGTCCAGGGGGAGATCCTCCGCGCCAAGACCGCTCCGTCGGGAGACCTGAATCCCGAGGGCAAGGCCATCCAGGCTGTCACCGAGGCGCAGAAGGCGCTGACCGAAGAACAGACTCGGTTCAACGAAGTCCAGAAGCGCACGACGATCGAGGACAAGGAGCGGTTTGACGCAACCGTCAAGCTGGAGGACGCCACTCAGAAACTCCACGATGCAGAACTCGATCTGGTCCTGGTGCGGCGCGACAAGGAGAAGCAGAAGCTGGGACCGGCCGGAGATCCCGTCAAGCCGGTAGTGGATCAGAAGACGATCCTCAGTCAGGCCGCCGCTTTCGCGCGGTCGCTGGTCGGTGCGATCCAGGGCGAATTGGACAAGACCCCGGTCACGCCCACGATCCAGCGACAGCCCACCCTGAACCTCGACAAGGCCGGGAAATTCACGGACGAGGCAGCCGCATTGCTCGGGATCTTCGAGGAGGCCGACAAGAAGCTGGACGACCTCCGGTTCAAGGGCAACGGCGAGACCATCAACAAGTTCAAGGCCGCCCTTGAACAGATGGCCGATCTGACGAAGCAGGGCGTCGCCCTGATGCAGTCCACTATCTCGGCCTTCGGAAGTTTCATCGCCGACACGATCGTCGATGCCTTCGACCCGTCGAACGACGTCTCCTTCAAGGAGCGGTTCGCCCGCTTCCTCCAAGGGATCGCCAAGCAGATCATCGCCACCCTGGTCCAGATCGCGATTGCCGAAGCCGTGCTGAAGCTCGGGTTCCAGACCGTGGCCAGCGAAGGCGGCCTCGTCGCGAACCGCGGCGGGTTCGTGGACGCCTTCGCCGACGGCGGCCCGGTCCGCGGACCGAACACCCACTTCTCCCGCCCGGCCGGCGTCCCAGCGTCGGACACGGTCCCGGCGTGGCTCACGCCCGGGGAGTTCGTCCAGAAGGCTTCCGCCGTCGCCCGCTACGGCGCGGACGCCATGTCGGCCCTCAACGCCGGTCTGCTCGACCCGACGGCCTTCCGCGAACTCGCCGGCCTCGGCCAGCGGCGTGGCCAGAACTTCACCCGCGCTCGCCGGATCGCCTTCGCCGACGGCGGCCTCGTCGCACAGGCCCAGCAGGCCCAACAGGCGGCCACTCCAGGGTCCTCGGGCGGACCCACCCCCGCCTTCATCGTGGGCAACGATCAGGCCGTCGATCGCTTCCTGCGCGGCGGCAAGGCGGCCTTCCTGGACTTCGCACGAGAAAACGCTTCTTCACTCAAGGCCATCTTGGGTCCGTAAGATACACTAGAGAAACCTATGTTGCACTTCATGGAAGGGTTCGAGATCCACCAAAGCGGGACCTACTTGGCCCGCAAGTGGGCGGCCTCGGCCGGCACGTTCACGGTGACGACCCCTGGCCGGCTGCACGGCTCGGGCATGCGCATCTCCGGCACGGGTGGCAATCTGACCTCGCCCAGCTTCGGCGTCCAGAACACCTGGGTCGTCGGCTTCGGCTTCCGGCTCTCCACCTCGGTGGCCGGGACCCCGACCGTGACCCTCCTGTCCGGCGCGTCGCAGCAGGTCTCGATCGTCGCCATCGCCTCGGGCGGCGGCTACATCTGGCGGCTGATGCGCGGGGCCTCGATCATCGAATCCAGTGTCACCGTCCGCGAACTCGGGACGTGGTATTACGTCGAACTGAAGGCCACCGTCCGCGACGGGACCGACGGCGAGTATGAACTCCGCGTGGACGAGGTGACGGACATCTCCGACACGGGCGTGAACATCGCGAACACCGGCACCGACGGCGCGGACGTCGTGAAGTTCGGCTGCACCTCCACCAACGTGGACTGGGACGACATCTACATCCTGGACAACACGGGCGGCCAGAACGACGACTTCCTCGGGGACTCGACGATCCGCGGCATCCTCCCGACGGCCGAGGGCAACGAGAACGACTGGGTCCCCAGCACCGGCACGAACAACGCCGCGCTCGTGGACGACCTCGCCTCGACGCCGAACGACGCGGACTACGTCCGGGGCGTGACGGTCACCGACCGGGACCTCTACGCTTACGACAACCTCACGGGCCTCATCAACGGCCCGATCGCCGGGATCATGGTGACGTCCGACATGAGGATGGAGACCACCGGCACCGCCGACGTCAAGGTCATCGTCCGCCAAGGCGGCGTGAACCGCGACGGCAGCACCCACACCGTCAACGGGACGCCCGTGCGCGGTTACACCCAGGTCATCGAGAACAGCCCGGACGACTCCGCGCCGTGGGAAGTGGCCGACCTGGATAACATGGAACTCGGAATTGAGAAGGTGTCCTGATGCTCCGCTTCCTTGAGGGCTTCGAGACTCGTCAGAACCTGACCTACTACACCCAGCTTTACGCGACCGTGGCCGGGGCTCTCACGAGCTTCGGTGCGCAGCGCAAGGCCGGCGTCGCCAGCGGCATCGGGACGAACTTCACGCTGACCACGTATCCGTTGGTCTCGCCTGTCGAGAACACCTGGATCGTCGGCTTCGGCTACTTCGCGGCCGGCACGGTCGGGACGACGGTCACGATCATGGACGCTGCTGCGGCTGCTCAACTCTCGCTCGTGTTCGCGGCCGGGACGTCCCCCGGGGCGTTCACGATCGCCGTCAAGCGGGGCGTGACCACCCTCGCGACGTCCGTCGAAATCTCGGCCGGCGCGTGGCACTTCATCGAACTGAAGGCGACGATCCGGACCGGGGTCAACGGCTCCTACGAACTGGTGGTGGACGGGGTGTCCCTCCTGTCCGCGTCCGGCATCAACACGGCCAACACCGCGGCCGACGGCGCGAGCGTCATGCAGTTCAACTGGGGCGGCGGAGCCGGCACCGGCTTCGACGACATCTACGTCTGCGACGGGTCGGGCGGCATCCACGACGACTTCCTCGGGGACAAGGTCGTCCTCGGCATCCTGCCGACCGCCGACGGCGCGGCGACCGACTGGGTCCCGTCCACGGGCACCGACAACTTCGCCATGGTGGACGACACGGCCTCGACGCCGGTCGATTCGGACTACAACCAGTCCAACGTGGACGGCGACATCGACCTCTACGAGTTCGGCAACCTCACCGAGATGGCCACCGACGGCACCCTCGACGCGGTCGTGGTGTTCCCCTCGATCGCCATGCTGTCCACGGGCTCCCGTGAGGTGAAGGTCCGCGTGCGGGCGTCGGGCGGCTCAACCGCCGACTCGGACACGATCACCGTCTCGTCGAAGACCATCCGCACCTTCGCGGTGCCGTTCGACCAAGACCCGGTCGCCGTGGCGGCCTGGACGAAGGCCGTCCTGGACGGCGACCAGATCGGCGTCCACAACATCGCGGAAGTGTGATCCGTGAGTGACGTCCGCCTCACTCGCCAGGGCATCGAAGCCCTGATCCAGCCCGGCGCAGTGGCCATCACGCCGCGCGTCGCGGCCGAGGCGCTCGTCGATCCAGCGGACGGCACCGGAAGCGTCCGCCTGACCCGCCAGGGCGTCGAAGTCCTCTACAGCCCTCCAGCCACCCTGCTCCTCCCGCGCGTCGCGGCAGAGGCCCTGGTGGACACGGAGGACGGCACGGGCGCAGTGCGCCTGACGCGCCAGGGTGTCGAAGTCCTCTACAGCCCGCCGGCCTTCGCCTCGATCCCGCGCATGGCGGCCGAGGCCCTCGTGGACCCCGACGACGGGACCGGGGTCGTCCGCCTCACCCGCCAGGGCATCGAGATCCTCTACCCCCGCCCGCCCGCGGCACCGAGCCCGCTCGACCTCCCGTCGAACTACGAGGTCTTCATCCACACGTGGGAGAACGGGCTGCAACTCTCGAACGCCTATCTGACCGACGTGACCTTCAGCCCGATCACGGGCGCGGAGGAGCGGCGCAGCCTGCGGGACAAGCCCCGCCGCACGATGACGGCCGTCTACATGAACACGAGCCGGGCCGTCATCGACCGCCTGATCGTCAACGCCAAGCGGCTGACCGCCGCCCAGGTCCCGTTCCCGCTCTACTGCGACGAGTCGGTCGGCACGGCGAGCGCGTCGGCCGGACAAACTTCGGTGTATTGCGACACGCAACACCGACGATTTTTCATCGGCGGCCGGGTGCTGATCGTGCCGCACACGACCACAAATTTCGTGGCGCTCGATGCGCTGGACACGGGGATCATCTCCGAGATCCATGCCGACCACCTCGTCCTGGAGGACAACCTCGTCCTGAACTTCACGGTGGACACCTTCTCGGTCTACCCGCTGATCGACTGCGAACTGATCCTCCGGCCGGCCATCAAGTTGGTGACCCATCACACCGTCCAGTGGGAACTGGCCGTCAACGAGTTGCTCGGCGCGAACACGCTGCCGGCGACGCGAGAGGGCCGCCCGCTCGACATGCCGATCCTGGAGGGCCTCCCGGTCCTCAACATGAACGCCGACCAGAACTTCGGTCCGGGCGTCGAGACCAGCTACAGCCGCGACGGCGACGAGTATGGCCGGGGTCGCGGCAACGTCGTCAATCCGAACGACTACCGCTACAAGCAAGTCACCTCCTGGAACCTGTTGGCCACGACGCGCGAGGCCGCCTGGAAGGTCGTGCAGTTTCTGGACTGGGCTCGCGGCCGGGGGCGGGCGTTCTTCGCCATGGACGAGGAGGATCTCTGGACGCCGATCGCCGCCGACCCGACGTTCATCGAGATCGACCCGCTCGGGGAGTTCTCGGACTTCGAGACGGACTTCGACTACGTCGGGATCGAGATGAACGACGGGACGATCCACGCCCGCGCCGTCAACACGATCCAGGACCTGACGTCGGTGTGGCGCATCACGACCACTGGTGACGATCTCCCGACGCTCGACGTGGCCGACATCCGCCGCATCGCCCGCGCCCGCAAGTCCCGTCTCGTGGACGACGAGTTCACGGAGAACTGGGAGACCCTGACGGTGTGTGAGTTCCGCTTCAAGGTGACCGAAGCCCTCGACGAGGGTGAGCAGGCAACGTGAACCAAGCCATCGAACAGAACGAGAAGCTGTCCTACCAACTCGTCCACTTCTCCTGGGACGACGGGGCGGAGACGGCGAGCTACACCGACTGGACCTCAACGATTGAGCGTGAGGGGATCACTTATAGCCCCCGCCCGACGATGGAGGTCCGCATCCCGAAGAACACGGGCGACCTCGGCGAGGAGGTCCTGAACATCGACATGACGCTGGAAGCCGGCTTCCTCACCGACATGACGAACGGCCTCCCGCACGCGAAGGTGTTGGTGACCGTGGCGGAGATCAACCGGCCCACGACCCCCTCGCCGGCCTCGAATGTCTACACCACCTTCCAGGGTGAGATCGTCCTCGCGACCCGCAACGTGAACAACCGCAAGGGCAACGTCCGCCTGACCGGGAAGACGCCGAAGGCCCTGATGAACGTGGCGATGGGGCAGCCCTGCAACCTCCAGTGTGGCAACGCACTCGGGGACGGCCGGTGCGGGGTGGACATGAGCCTGGGCGTGAACTCGTTCTTCGCCACCCTCACCTCGATCGACGGGCGCATCGTCACCGTGAACGTCACCGGACACACCAACCCGGACGCGAAATATTTCCACCGGGGCTACTTCACGTTCGGTGGCCTCCGCATCATGATCCGGGACTGGAACCTCGCGGACCCGCTGACCTTCGTCCTCGTCCGCCAGCCGCCGGCCGCGTGGCTCAACTCCACGGTGCTGATCTCGTCCGGCTGCGACAAGTCCAAGGAGACGTGCATCGGTCGTTACAACAACGAGGAGCACTTCAAGGGCGAGGGCTACGCCATGCCGGGCTACCTCCCGATCTTCGAGAGCGCATGAGGCTCGCCAAGATGCCCGTCCAGTGGTGCCCCAACTACGGACCCTGGGTCAACCGCCTGGGGGCCGTCCTGGCGTCCTGGGAGGGCACTCCTTACGTCGGCGGCCAGCAGACCAAGGGTGAGGGGGTGGACTGCATCCGCTTCGGCTGCGCGGTCCTGGACGAGTTGTATGACCGTCCACGGACCCTCCTCCCGATCCGGGCGGCCGACGCCTCGATGCACGACCGGCCCGGGTCCATGTCCGTGATGCGCCAGATCATCCGGCGCTACCCGAATCACGCCACAGTCACCGATGGCATCGTCCAGCCGGGCGACGTCCTGGTCGTCGGCCCGGGCGGGGGCGGCCCCGGCCACATGATGATCGTCGGACCCGCGCGCAACACCGTGTGGCAAGCGTCCGCTAGCAAGGTTCATTTCACCGGTCTTTACCTGCCGTCCGGTGCTACACTGTTCAGGGTCTACCGCATGGTGGACCGAGAGACCTGGGCATGAAGAATCTGACCGGACAAGACCTCCTGATCGGCACGACCGCCGCGTGCCTGATCGACTACTCCCTGCGGTCGGCCGCGACCGTTGCACAGGTCTCGCCGCCCTCGCAGCACGCCTGGGTCCAGATCGGCCTGTTGGTCCTCTCGATCGCCCTGAGCTACATCGCGGGCAAGCTGCTCGCGAAGAAGCAGAAGCCGAAGTTCGACGACCGCGTCACGACCATCGCGACGCGCGGCAGCTACATCCCGCGCGTGATCGGCCGGCGCAACATGGGCGCGATCTTCGCGTGGGCGGGCGGGCGCTACACGCGCAAGGAGAAGCAGGACGGCGGCAAGGGGTCGCTGTTCGCCGGCCCGAAGGCCACCGTCTACGTGGAGCACGGCTGGCACATCCTGGCGATGGGGCCGGTCCACAAGCTGCACGCCATCACGCAGAACGGCGAGCCGCTGTTCACCGGCCCGATCACGTCCGACTCCCATCCCTCGGGCTCGACGATCGACCTCGGCAAGGAAGGCAGCTTCCGAATCTTCTGGGGCGAGTTCGACCAGCCGATCAACACTTTCCTCGGCGACTCGACGCGCGTCACGATCTCCAGCCGCTGGCCCGGCGACTGCTACATCGAGTGGCAGAACAAGCGCCTCGGCACCGCGGCCGTCTGGCCGACGCTGGAGTATGAGATCGAGTGCCGCCCGCAGACGACGATCCTCGTCAACACACCGGCCTACATGGAGCCGACGCGGACGCTCGCCGGCAACATCACGCCTGCCGTGTTCGACGTGTCCCCCGGCGCGGCCAACGTCGGCTACTTCGAGTTCGCCGGCAACATCACGTCGCAGTTCTCGCCGGACCAACTGATCCGCCTGACGTCCCACACCGGGATGGTGGACCAGGACGCGACGCTCGTTCGGACGGAACTCCGGATCGACCCGGTGTTCCTCTTCACCTACGGTGGCGAGAACATCTACCGCTACGACTACTACACCCAGTTCTACCTGGACGTGGCGGTCGTGGGCAACACGAACGACGGTCAGATCCAGGGCTACACCGAGGCCCCCGACGACGGGATCAATCTCGCCCACATCCTCGCTGAATTCCTGTTCCTCGGGGACGGCTACGGCCTGAACCTGAACCAAGACCTG